CTACCGCCCCTCGGCGTCGCGCATCCGCTGACGAGCACGATCACGCACAGCATCATCGTCCAGGCGCTCAATCGTTTCAGCTGCATCTCTCGATACCTCCACGGCGGCCATGTCCGCCTGCTCCTGTTTCTGTTCCGCCTCGCGACGCCCTTCCTGCCGCCCTGCTCGCTTGGCCGTGAGCCAGCCGGCAGCGAGCGCGAGCAAGCCCAGCAAATAGGGCCAAATCTGACCAATAATGACTTCGATCATTCGCCCTCCCATTGAAACTGCGTCTCGCGCCCGCGCTCCAACTTGGCCAGCACCTTAGCCGCCGCTTCGGCTTTTGTGATCTTGCCGTCCTTATTCAGGTCAAGACCCGCATTCTGTCGGTAAGTCGTGGGTCGGCTGGCTTTATCCCACAGCGTCCAGCCATCAGCCTTGCCAATGGCCGCTGGCCAGAGGATCGCCATATACACATCGGCCAGTGTCTTGAGTCGGCCTTTGTAAGGCATGAAATACGCCAACACCCATTCAAGCTGCTGCTCGGCCGTCATCCCCGACAGCACGTCCGTGGTCGTGCCCAGACCACGGGCTGTAGCTGGCATGAACTGGATCAATCCTGTCGCCCCACTGCCAGCGGCGTTCTTAATCGACGGGCTGAATGTCTCCGCTGACTCAAACGCTATGCACGCCATCAGATAGTCTGGCTCCACGCCTAGAATCTGACAGATCTCGAACAGGCGGTCACGGAACGCCTGGGACACTTTTCGTCCCCAAGCAAGCTGACGCAGCGGCTTGGTCTCAACCGGAGTGGGTACAGGCTCCGTTTTCTGCGGACGAAAAAAAAGGGCCAGCAGGCCCGTGATCAAACTCAACAACGACTTCATTCTGTTTTCCCTCCAATCGCACCTTCGCGCAGTTCTGTCATGACTTCAAGCAGGTCAGCCTTTCGCCGCTTGTCGAAAAAGTTGAATGCCCAGCGCACCACGGCCCACCCAGGCAACCCGCATGCGAATGCCAGACCAAGCATGGCCACCAAGCCCACCGGGTTGTTTGCCCAGTGATGCAGCTCGTACTGCTGGATCACAGCGGCACCGCCAGAGATCGACGCCACCACAGTGCTGACTACGCCCACAATCCATTCAGACTGCGTGCGCGGCCGCAAAATACACATCACCACCAGCGTAGCCAAGCCCGCACCGATGGCCCCCATCCCTGCTATTCCTCCCATTGCTTTCCAGACGGCCAGACCAGCCGCCGATGTCCCCGTGCTTGTCGGTTCCAAGTCCTTCCCCTTGTGTAATACGGTCGGCATGGCTGTCTCCCGTGAAGCGCTGCAAAAGCAGCAGACGTAAAAAAAGCCGCTTAGGCGGCCGGGTATTCCCAGATGATTTGGTCGACTGCCGTCTTATCCGGCGCCATTTGGACCTGCTCGGCCAGCGCCGCATTGTGCTGCATCAAACTCAGAATCCGAGCCTTGGCCTCTCGACCAACCTGCTGGATCTGTGTGGCGGTGTGCGGGCGCATGGCCCACTCCCCAGTGGAGTCCGCGCACCAGAACGGCGTTACCCAGTCTGCTGGCAGGTCGGCCAGTAGCGAATCGGTCACGCTACCGGCCAGGTTGAGCTGGTCGGTCTCTTTACTGGGATACAGATGGGGGTGACCCAAGGCAGTGGACTCAAACCCTGCCGTGATAGCCTGCCGACATGCCGCGGACAGGGATGCAATCTTGGCGTCCTTATGCTCTTGCATCTTCAAGGTGGCAGTACGCAGCTTACTGGTATCAATCTTGATGTTCATCGTCTGACTCTATGTGGTGGGTGTCGCCAGGCTCCAAATCGGGGCAAGGCTCTGGGGTCGGTGGTGGAGGCGGTGGACTTTGAGCAGGGAGAGGCACAATGCCGTCCTCGACAATAACCACCGGCTCGGGGAAACACGATGCCAGGTCTGTTTGATCCGCTGCGATATGAAAAAGCAGGCCGTCAATCAAAAATCCGGACTCATCACGTTCAATCGTGGCGCTTGCAAGCAAAGGGTGATCTATCGAGCCAGGCGGCAGCGAATCACCAACAGACATAAAGGACAAGTCCAGAACTTCGCCATTAATTACAAGCGCTTCCCCCAGCCGCTCGACAACCAGGGGCAGAACCTCACCGGACGGGATTTGCGGGTTCAACTTCAAAGTAATAATCATGCTTTCCACCTTCCAATTGCAACTCCGTATGCGGGCAAACCTTCTTTCCATTCAGAACCGCTGGCCAGTTTCCACTGGCACGACGAATTTGTTTTGTTCTCCCCGACCATGCCCCAAATAGGGTGAAGGCTAGTCGTGGCTTCTATGTGTAGGACGTAGTTATCAAGATTTATAAAAGCCATGGGAAAGGTCCAAGTGCTACTAGCGCTCACCCAAAGACTTCCCGATGTGCCATCTATCCACTTTGACGTCATAGGGGGGGACCAGCAAATCAGAGTCCCGTCCGCGTATTTTGCCCACTTCCCATTTGCATTAAAGCCTGTCTCGATTACTGAGCCAGCCGCGATAGAGCCAACAATATTTTTATCGTGGACCAGCTTGCACGCATCCCGGAACGTCTTTTGGCCAGACACTGCACCGTTCATATAGAAATTATCGGAGTAGGGGTCGGTTGAGAGTCGCAGGCCAGCGTTCTGGTTGCTGCTGTAGGGCATATCCAGGAAGAAAGAACCGCCACCCCAGGTTGGCACGGGCGAAGCTGCGTAGTACCAGCCAAACGGGTTAACGCTATCGAGCCCGTTTGGCGGGGTGACAGTCCCGCCTCCTAGTCCGAAATCGGTGACATTAAGGACGGTAGACCAGGCGCGGTATGCACTGGAACGTCGTGCCCGATGCAGCAGCAATCCATTGACGGAAATATAAATTTGCCCGCCAGCACTTCCCGCCTGCCTGTGCCAGACGATACCGTCTTCAGTGGTCGGCCTATCTGCTATTGAACCGTTAACGTAATACATGCCAGACGGCACGTTCACATCATTGAGCGAAGCAGACGGCCACTTGTCGTAATCATTAGATACTCCGACGCTTCCCAGGCCAAATTGGCCCACCTGCAGATACTCGCGCCATGCAGAATAATTTCCGGAAGTGCGAGCCCGTACAATTAGCTGACCATACCCCCATACTACTATCTGACTACCCGCAGTTCCTGCTTGACGGTGCCATATTACTGCATTGTTGTTACCGATCTCTGGAGGCCGGTCAGCAATGTTAGGGGGCAGCAGATAAATGCCGGCCGGCACATTCAGATTATTCAAAGAAGCGGACGGCCACACATCATAACTACTCCCCGCCTCTACACTACCCAGGCCAAACGACTTCCCAACAGCAAGTAGCTTACCGACTGTATTGTCATTCGGACTTGATTGCACATTTAGGCCCAGCCCGTAGGGCGTCAAAGCCTTTGTCTTGCTGGTGCGCGCCGTCGCCTCCGCATCTGATGCCAGGCCGTACTCGTTGAGTAATTGCGCGGCGCGGTCGGCCAGCTCCTTCACGTACCCCTGCATTGGCGCCAGCGCATACTGCTGGCCGGTGGCGGTCGTTCCTCGGTACGGTTTGGTCAGCGTCAGCGACGTGTTCGAGGCAATGTTCAGCACCTCATACAAACGGCCATCCGGGGCAACGAATGCCTCCCCCCGACGCGCGCCGGCGAGCCACTGCGTGCCTACGCCCGTCACGGTGGCGCTGTTCGCGGTGACGTTGACCGTCCCTGTGTCATACCAGGCCATTGTCGCCCTCCTGTTCGTCAGGATGCCCCTGGCCAGCCGACTGTACAGGTTCGCCTGCCGGGTCCACGTCGGCCCGCTGCTGCACGCCGGCAGCCAGGATGTCGATCAGGCTGCGGATCATGCCACCGGCGAGCTCCGGCGTGATTCGGTTGCCCATGTTGTTCTCGAATACCTGGGCGATGGAGTGATGAATGTTCATGGCGTTCCCATAAAAAAAGCCGCGCTAGGCGGCTGGATACTTTTGTTTGACGGCCCGGCATTGGGCCACCCACTGCTCAACATCGGGCGGTAGTCGCTGGCCCTGCTCCTGCAAATGCTGGGCCAGCTTGTAGACCGCATCGAGCTGATCCCCGATGTCGGGGTACTCAGCCCGTCGGCGCTCGGCGTGATTATTCGGCTGGTGGTGGATTTTCAACGTTGAACCTCCCATCAAGATACGGCCAGCGCGTGACCGTGACCTCATACATGCCTGGATACTGGAACGACAGCTCCACGTCGCCGCCCTCTTCGCACTCGTACTGCTCACCCTCAATGATGATGGTGCTGCCGGGACGAACTCCGCGCAGGACTAGACCGTCTATTACGACTGGGCACGCCTGACGCTGGCGCGCCTCGCCACCGTAGAACCACCATGAGTCATCCAGCTGCCCTTCTGCCCATTGCCCAGGCCAGCTCTGCAACGTAGGCTGCACGACGAACGCATCAGGCCCCGACACAACCGCATGAAATCGTCCCTCGCGGTTGAACAATGAAACTGTTCTCATCTATCACCTCATAGCTATCAGCGCGACCATCGACGCAGCGGGGAACACCGTATTTCCGCCCAGACTGGGTTTCTGTCGCATCGTAATCGAATGCGGACCGGCAGCCAGCCAGCCCTTGAATGTTGCCGACCCGCCTGTCGATAACACGGAGTTCAGGTCGCGTACAGAGGCAACCCGCGCAATGATGTAGCCCCCGTTGTCGTACCAGATATCGCTGAATGCATCTCGCGCTCCGCTGCCATTAAAAATCGTGAATGGCTCAACGTTTGCGATCAACGTGATATCAGCCGCGTACGGCAGGTAGAAGGCCAGATTGACAGCCCTCTCGACTAGAACATAACCGGGCGAAAAATATGGTGCGGTGACCGATGCGTGAATCGTGACTGCATTCCCCGCCAGCTTGAGCGTTTCAACCTGTGCATCACCGATCTTCGCGGACGATATGGCGGCGTCTCGGATTTTTGCATTCGTGATCGCTGCATTCTCGATTTGGGCCTCTCCAATGGCGGCACCCTGGATCTTGGCCCGCGAAATTGCGGCGTCCGCAATTTTCGCCTCGCCGATCGACGCATTCCCAATCAGAGCGGAATTCAAGATGCTCGTCCCACCCTGAACGGAAAACACCGTCGTCGGGCTACCGTTGACCGCGTGCATGACAGCGAACCGATCGGCCAGGACCGCGAACGTAGACTGCATCACGCCCGATTCGTTGGTCAGGTCCAGGCCCACGCCGGCAACGTATTTCACCCCATTCTGATTCGTTTGCAGCTTCAGGCCCCAGGAGGCGGCGATTCTGCCATCCAGCTCGACCAGAGACCGCATGATCTCCTCAACGGCGGCAGAGTCCTGTCCGATCACAGCTGTCAGGGTAGTGATCGACTCTGCCAGGGCACGGTTCTCGTCAGCCTGCACGCTCTTGAACTCGGACAGATTGGCCTGCGTCTGCCACTGGTTGAGCACACTCTCCAGGTACGCATCCTCGTCAGACTGCAACCGTTTCACCTCGGCGTTCAGAACGAGCTGGTTGGTGGCCTGCGCCTCCTGCTTGCCCTCAATGCTGGTGACCCGGCTGTTCGTGTCGTTCAGCGCGCCTGCCGTGGCGGCCAAGCCCGTGCTCGGGTCGTTGACCGTGTTCTGCAACGCCGTCAGATCCTGCCCCTGAGACGTGATCGTGTTGCCCTGCTGGGTGACTGTGCCGCTCAAGCTGGTAACGGACTGGGCTGTGGCAACCTCCTCGGGGTTGATGTCGGCGCCCTGCGCTACCCGTGTGACGCGGTAGCCCTGGATCTCAGCCCAGCCTGCCGTATTGATGTGGTTAATGGCGAACCCGAACCGAACGCCTGTGAACCCATGCTCCAAAAAAACAGGGTTCGCTTTGTACAGAAAATCAACGAGATGCCACTGCCCATCAGCAGGAACCTGAGCAGTAACATCAACAGCGCTGTAGTTGGCCTGTACTCCTGAGTCCCCATCTGTCGTTTTGCGGTACTTGTAGGTAATCCGCATAGTTCCGTCAGAGTTAGCAGACCGCCGCATCCACGCTCTAATCCGGTACTGATCTGCAATAGGCAGGGTTGTTTTGCTGAAATTAAAATTTCGTTCGGTAGACGTCCAACGGAATACCGTCGGAGAAACAACCCCGTCAGAGATCGTCGCGAAATTGCCCGACAGGTCTGGCTGGCTGGTATAGTAGCTATACCAGCTGTCGGGGTTGGCCATCATGTAATCGGGCAGTAGCGAGTCACTATCAAGGCCAGCGGCCAGCCGGGCATCAATCTTCGTCACGCTCTCGCCCTGGGCCATCAGGCCCTGCTCCGTCGCCGTCACCCGGTTCGTTAAGGCCTGAACTGTGCTGGCGTCGGCCTTCTGACTCGCAATGGCCTGGGCAGCGTCGGCGGCCGCTTTCGCAACAGCCGCAGCCGCGGCCGCATCCGTTGCCGCTTTATCTGTGACGGCCACCCACGCCGAGCCATTCCAGCGCTTAGGCGTATTCGCATTGCCCGCGGTATCGATCCACAGGTTTTGAGCCAGGCGCTTAGCGGCGGGCGGGGCCGTGCTGCTGAAAATCACTTCGCCTTTAGCGCCAGCCGCATCCGCTGCGGCGGCGGCAGCTTGCTGAGCAGCGACCGCCTTGGCGTCGGCATTCGTGACGCTCGCGCCTAACTGCGTGATGCTGCTGGCCTGACTGTCCAGCTGGCCCTCGGTGGCCGCGACTCGCGTGCCCAGCGAGCTGACAGCCGTCGCCAGCCCCTGCTGGGCCTGGTCAAGCCCATCGACGCGGCTGGACAGCGCAGTCGTGGCCTCAGACAGGGATTGCAGGCCGTCCTGCAATTGGCCAACCTGAGTCCGCATGGACTGCACTGCCGACCCCAGAGCGCCCAGGCCCGTTTCAGGATTGTTGACCTGACCGGCGACCGTGCTGATCTGCTCGGCGTTGGCCTGAATCAGGCCCTCGGCATTCTCCACACGGCTGATCGTCTCCTGCGCCTGCACGGCGAGCGCGGCCAGGCCGTCCGCGATCGAGGCGTAATCACCGATCAGCTCCCAGTGTGCAGCATCCGATACAGGCGTTCCGGCCGGTACGGCCTTTTTGGCGCGGTACATTTTGCCGTCGGCAAACACCACCGTGCCCACCGCATACGCGACGGCCGGATCCCACTCGCCCGCGCTCAGCAACTCCTGGACCTGGCCGTTGATCTCGTCTACCCGACCATTCAGCTCGCCCAGATCGACGCTGATCTCGTCCACCGCATCACGGATGTTCGGAATGTCCCGGATGTCGCCCATGATCAGCTCGCCCAGGCCGCCGGCGACGATCTCCTCGGTGATCAGACCTTGGATCAGGTCAATATCCGTGCTTGCCTCACCCAGAACACCCGGTTTATCGGGTGATGGATGCCAAGGCCCTGGTGTGCCGTTCTCATCAACCAAACGGCCCCAGAACCAGAACTTGGCACCCGGCACGAGCTTGAGCAAGGTGCCGCGATCTGTCGGCCAGGCAAAATGCCCCATTAAAGCGGCATCGTCAAACCTATCGCTCACACTGAACCGGATTTCCGTGTGTCGCAAAGCATTACGTGTTCCGGGAAAGGTCCAAAAAACATTAATCCCAGAAAGAAGGCTCTCGGTAGACAGCCCAGTTAAGGCGGGAGGAGCCCCAATCAACCCATCATAATCATCCCACCCATCCGTCCAGTTGGATGTCGCGCCTAGTCCACTTACAGCGCGGGCCTGATATTGGTAGGTAATCCCGTCTTCAAGAACTGCAGTAAAAGACGTACCCAGTGCGTCGCCAGCAACCGCTGGATTCCAAATCCACTCCCCGCCTGGCGCACGGTAGCGGGTTTCTATACGTCCACCCTCCCGCACGTAAGGCTGCGGGTGAAGCCCCCAGGACAGGTCAACCCGAACGGTTGCCTTCCCATCAGTCAATGATTGCGGCTTCTGAGGCGAAACAGCAAAGCCAGAAACAGGAGCAATATTCCACAGATAACTCGTATCGGGCACAGGAGTCGGATCAGTGGGCAAGAACGTATCCGGATCGAGCTGCCAAATATTGGGCCGGATCTCTTGGAGTGTTAGTTTGAACGTACCGTCCCAATTATCAATGCGGTTGACGACCTGGAATGTTCGCCCCTCGTACTGCGGTCGATTCGATAACTGCAAGCGCAAGGTGTCCAGGACCGAAATATCTTCTCCGACACCGAGCACCGTGATCTCGCCAGCAAACGCCGGCCGCGCTGACTCCAGCATCACTCCCATCAAGTAAGCTGCATGCCTTTCATCGGTCGTAGCCGGCAACGAAATATCAAGCGGTGACTCGGCCCCATCATCAGAGATATACCTTTCATTGCGAATGGGGCGAGGGCTGGACTCCAACCAGTTCCGAGCAGCATTCACAAATGTCGAAGTCACGATATTGGCAGGCGCATCATCCTGCCCGGACTTATCCATGACGATGTCTTTATCGCCAACCACATCATCATCTGTAATCGTTATCGTGGCGGTACGAAAGGCGCCTGCAAAAATACGATACTTGCCCGCTGTAAACACATACTCACCAGCCATGGACGACATGACAATATTGAGGTTGTCTACGGGCGGATTGGCGGTATCCAGAAGTGTGTGACACTCGTAACGCCGGATGGAGTCATAACCATCTCCATCCAGCTTGCGCACGATAATCCACTCATCACAGATATTGGCCGCCATGGAAACATAGGGCCAATCAATCCATGACTCAGGGATACCCATCCCACCTCGACCACGAGGCAGCGTCATCCACCACGCTGCAATGAGAGCCGGGTTAGCCGTGTATGCCGGATACGTGTTTGTACGCGGGTCGAAGAAACGATGCCCACCTACCCAGCCACCCTTGAGGACAGCCCCCATCTGAGGCGCGCCCGAGTGATAAATATCCTCATCCCACAGGTTCAACGTCCGTAGATAAGCCACCCCACGCAAGCGATGATCCTCAAGCGTCCAGAGCGGCGTCTCAACATCATCCCAGCCGCTGGTAAATTGGTTAGGGTCACCATCCTTATAAATCACACGCAGCTTTTCAGCTTCGTACGTCTTATAGATAATCAGAATACGGCCGCCCTTCTCGGACGTGGATTCAAATTCGACCGTCGTACCGGTCACAGTCACGGGCCCGAAACTAGTCGGAGATCTATCCCCAATGAACCAGTTCACTGGTTTAACGCTGTCGGCCAGAATTTCTTCACCTAGGTCGATGGACACCGTGCTCGTGCCTTGAGGGACAAAATGAGTGCGGGTCTTCCCTACTTGCTTGCGATTGCCATATTTTTCACCGGGAAATTGTGCGGGCGTCACATACTCGTCTCCGACGTAATACCCGACCAGCTCGCATTTGTTTCCAGCCAAGGCCAACACGGAGTCCAAGGCAGTATTGTCTTGGCCGTTGGCTTCGATATGCATGAGCGTGCCACCGACTCGCACCGTTCCCAGCACATACTGACGCGTAGAGACACCTGAACGAACCGTCACATGCCGATCTTTCAAGCTGTTGTTGTAAGCATCGCGCTGAGCACGCTCTTGCGCTCTGGCTTTTCTGCGCGCTTGGCTCTGCTGATAAGCACCCAGCGCAAGCGACAAGGCCACCGTCGCAACGAACTTCATCACGGCCGCTTTGGTCAACGCTGCAGCAATCGCCGCTCCCACTGCTGGCATATTTACACCTCGAACACAGTTTCAACTTCCGACATGGGTCGAAATACCAAGCCATCTTGTCCTGGGCCACACCAGTACCCATTGCCCACTACGACCCCAAAAGTTTCACGACCTTCAAGGTCAACCAGGACTAGATCACCTCGCTGGGCTAGGCCGGGGTGCTTCTGGGGCAGAGATGCCACGAAGCCGCGCATGCCACCGGCTTTCTCGATCCGAGCGGCCGCGTCGCGCGCAGATTTATAACCACGCAGCCCAGAGGCCAAATCAACCCCTGTCATCTCCAGCACCGCGTCAGCAGCCAGCAACGCACAATCTTGCTCACCCCATGAAAAAACCCGCTCGCGGCGGGTTTCTATAAAGGTGGCCAGTTTCTCAGGCCAATCAGGACGTCGTTTCATCATTTCATCAACGCCTCTTTGGTCGGCCATACAACGGTCTTATCCTCAAGCTGGTCGGCATACTCAGCCCCTCTATCACCTGGATAGAGGCGCTGCTGATCAGCATTATTCAATCGTAGCGGGGCTGGACGCTGTAGTTCCGCTTCGTAATGCTCAGCCAGAACAGCAACCGTACACGTATCATTTGTCTCTTGAATCGGCATGCTCCGAATGCGCCCCACGAACTGGACAACAGGCGCACCAATAAGCACCCCATCCTCAGGATTGATATATGCCTTCAGAACCCGGACAAGTCGGCCTCGATAGGGTTCGTCAGCGGCCAGAGCCATTATCGAAACATCCAAGCCAGCCATTGTGAGCTTTATCCCTTCAAAAGATTTGGATGACTCATGCGCCGCATCAATCTTCAGTAACTGACCAGTACGCTGATATGTCACTCCGCCATGGGTTAGGTCCCATGGAGACAATGCCAAGGACAAAAGCCCAGCCTTGAAATGCAGCTCCACCAGGGCGATCGCCATACGATGTGCGGCAGAGGCCGCAGAAAGCTGTGCTGTACTGAGACCTCGACTCATATCCAGTCCTCAACCAACTCAATTGAAAACCCAGGACGAGAGCGCCCACCTTTATAGGGAAACTTCACTGCATCCTGTTCCTTCAAAATCCAAAGAACATGGGGACTGTCCCACACTACGGAAGTATTCACAGCCAACGACTGTCGTACAGCAGGATTTACGGCAACCGTTAGGTGTCCTGCTACCGGCGTGACATCATCCTCTACCATAAACAACTGTCCCGCTACTCCAATAAAGTCGCCAGCTCTCAAGGAGCCATTACAATCCTTCAACTTTATGACTCCAGCACCACTGGTCGCCACTTCCGCCACGCGAGGAGCTCCACGCAAAGTACCGTTTGGAACAGGCCGCCCAAAGTGGGGTGCGGACAAACGATTGGCACCTCCGCGCAGACTGGTGATTAAAGCCTCCACTTTGGGGCGATCCAACCACTCAGCCGAGTTTGGGAAGGTCAAAGTCATTTCCCATGATGCCCCTGGCATCTCGAACGTACTGTATTTACCAGACCGTGATCGGGTTCTTTGAACGTCCTGCTGCAAACCGACATCTACAGACTCAGGAACAACCCCTGGTGGCCATACTTTTACTTTCATGACAAACCCAGAAAAAAACACCTAAAAGAGGTATTAGATCTCTACTCGGCCTCGGCGCAGCTCTTCAAAAATAGTGCCCATAAGTTGAGCATCACGTTCATCTAAAGCAGCGTTCAGCGCAGCTACATCAGTTCCAGGGGCTGCATTGACAGTTGAGTTAATCACTACACCAGGCTCCTGGCGAGGCCGATTCGGAGAACTGGAAGATAACGAAATCGGTAGGGATGGCTTTCCGCCCAAACCGCCTAAAGAGTGTCCAGGACCACGGAGCGCCTGCCGGAGACGATTGAACCCAGACTCACCCCCTATCGCCCTCATGTCATCTTGATTGAGTACCCCCTCTCCTTTATGCACAATGCCAGCTGGCTCATACCGCCCTCCTTCACCTGTGTAGCCACCAACACTAAACCCAGAAAACGTACCAATCCCCGTCAGGCCGCTGGCCGCCCCTCCACCAACTGGCATCACTGCACCCCACGTTGCGCCAGCTAAACTTCCTTCGGTAAGGTTGGTGCCGGCCGTCCCCGCACCAAACAGTGCGCCAATTCCAGCGCTGAGCAATCCAGCGAGCGGCCCCGTGACGTTCTGCTGAATGGCGATACGCATCATGTCACTGATGATGGAGTCGGCCAGACTCTTAAAGTCCATCTTCCCTGTTCGAACAAACTGCACCAACGCCCCCTCCATACCAGAGAAGACGTTAGAAACCATGTTCCCAACGGACTCAAAGAGGTTCGCAGCCTGATCCGCATAGTTTTGAAGTGCGCTACTTGCGCCTAGGCTCCAATCACCCTGCAGCTTTTTCAACTGAGCATAGTGATCCCGCACCATGATCAGTTCTTCGTGTAGCGATTCTTGAATCGCCTTCAGCTCATCCTGGCTTAAGCCATGTGGTGAATTTTGCCGATCACGAATGATCTGCCGGTATCGCTCCTCTACAGAAGAAAGCGCCTCGATAACGCCGTTTGCCCAGTCGCCCTTCCCAAAGGCGTCAAGCTCACGCATGAACTCACGCTGCGTGACGCTTTGCTCCTCCCTTAGTGTCTTAAGGGTTTTCTCCAGATCAATTTGACGTTGCTTATCATCAAGTTGCTTGGCAAGCCTCTTGGCCTCTTCCTCCATAGACCCCTTGTGAAATTTGACCGCCCCCGAAGAAATGTTTGCCAGCAACTTTTCGTATTCGGTCTCTTTACCAAGCAGAGCCAGGCGTTCCTTCATCTGCTTCAGCAGGCGCTCGCCCTCGTCCTGCTTCTTAGAGCCTGCGCCCTTTCTGGTCAGTTTGGTATTGGCTGCAATGTTGTCCTGTATGGCCTTAACTCTGGCCAGTGCTTTTTCTTGAGCCTCTGCCCCTTTTTTCTCCCCAAGCTCATCAGCATCAAGAGCCGCCCGTATAGGACTCACGCCCAACGCAATCAAGCGGGCATATTCAGCAGCACTCGCAATGTTGGCTACTAATTGGACCTCCTGGGCTACTAAGGCGGATAGCAGTGCTTTCGCTCCCTCTTGAGCCTTAGCATCTTTATCTGCGGTGGCTTTCTGCAGCTTATTCGCCGTCTCGGCCATTCCTGCCAAAACGCCAGCCAAAGCAGCCTGCTCGTCCGTCGCCCCACGAAGCTTTGCTCTATATTCCTCGGCCTGCTGCGCACTCATCCCGATTACTGCCAGACTTTCGGTCAGGCCTGTAATCAACTTGCTGAAATCTGCCTCAGCCATCCCCTTAAACGAGTCTGACAATGCAGTAATCCCGGAGGCACTATCCACCAACCCGGCAGCCTTTCGCTTGAGATCCTCGACATTCTCCCCTGCCTGAGCAAGGCTTTGCACCGCACGCTCCAGCGTTTTTATAACCTCCGCTGGAACAATGCCCTTCAATCCATCCAATGAAGACCTTAATCGCTCAGACTTTACCGCTGCTGTCTCGGTCGAGGCTGCAATGTCATTGAGCCCTGACAAAAATCCACGAATAGCATTTGTACCCGCTAGCGGGCTTTCTGCCATTACCCAATTCAACTCCCGCTTAATCTCCTTAGCAGCCTCTTTCGCTTTGGCTCCTTCTTCCTCTATCTCCTTCTCGATAGATAAAATCATGCCGTTCCGCTGCGTAGCGTTCAGCTTGGCAAAATCTTCCTCTAGCTCTTTCAGAGGGCGCTTCGCAGCATTGATTGACCTAATCGAACTCTCGGTTGCATTGCCCCAATTCATCCATGCAATCGCACCAGCGCTCAGGGCCAGAGTCACCAAGCCTGCAGGACCACCTACTAACGACATCGCAGCGCTCGCTGTTCGCGCTGCCATCGCCATTGCGCCGTAGGCAATCACCGCTGTCTGACTCGTGCCAGCAATCCCTGCCGAAAGCGCGATTAATGAACGCTGCTGCGCAATCGATGCCGTTGTGGTCACCCACAATGCCTTAGCCGCCTCGTACTGAGCTCCGACAAACCGTGCTGCGTGAACCGCGGCCACCAGACCAACAGCCGTGGCCAACAAATCAAAGTTCTGTGCCAGGAAATCAATACCAGCGGCGAGCGTAGCCGTCACACCGATTGCTTCGTTATTCTTGCCAAGGAACTCCGTTGCAACGGCGGCCAGACGGCCAAAGGCGTCCCGCACCGTCGTGGGCATCAACTCAACTTGCTTGATGACCTCAGCATTCCCTTCGACCAGCGCCTTTGCCAAGTCCTTGGCGGTCAGTTTCCCCTCTGCCCCAAGGCGACGAATCTCAGCTGCACTGCGCCCCATGGACTGCGCCAGCAGATCCACAATCGAGGGCATCGTGCTCAGAATCGTGCCCCAGCCGTTGGCATCCAGCTTGCCCTTCTGCATCGCAGTAGAAAGGGCACCAATGGCGGACTTACCTTTCTCAGCGCTGGCTGCGTTCGTCACCAGCAGGCCGGAGAAGGTATCGATTGCATCAATCGATTGGTCGAGCGACAGCCCCAACTCCCGCAAGGGGGGAGACATATTGATAAAGCCCTCACGGGTTTCAGCGAGCGAGCGGTACGTGACAGCAGCAGACTTTGCCAACCGCTCCTGGGCGTGACCAAACTCTTCAGCACTGCGCGTGGCCATCTCCACTCGGCTCGCATACTGTCCCCATTCGTCCGCTGTATCAATCAGCTTCATAATGGAGAAGCCAGCCGCTACACCTTTGACCAGGCCCCGCACTTCCTCCAGGGCGCTGACAGCCCCTTTTGTCGAAGAGGCGTAGTCACGGTTGGCCGCTTTGGCCTGTCCCATAGCCTTTTCAACAACCGCACCAAAATTGCTGGCGGCCATTGCCCCAGACGCAAAGGTCTGCTGGAGCTGGGAGGCGTTACCCTTGAGCGTTACGCCAATAACTCGATCTGTCATACCCGCTACTCATAAAAAACAGATAGGGCCGCTCGTTCCATATCCTTGAGATATCGAAACACTCGGGCACGCTTGCGCCTGGGAAACCCCAAAAGACGTAAAGTCGATTCAATTTCTGTGGAAGGCAGACCGAAGTAGAGAAGATCCCCCATCGGGGGAATGACTACGGTCCAACAGCTAGACAAGTGAAGGAAAGCCTCAACAACCGCTTCGTTTTCAGGCCACACTTCATAGTCGGTGCGCTCTTCTTGCTGAACGCGTTGAATCACTGCATCAGGCGCACCGGCTGCTTTGAGTGCCTCAAGCACCAGAGCATCAGGCTCAAAGTCATCAGACTTCGAGCGCCAGCCTTTTGCCCAGTGACGAGCGGCCTCAATTAGTTTTTTGCGCGGGCCCCAATGTGTGCACTAAAAAAGCCGTCAAACAACGGCTGATGAAACTCGGGATACTCCGTGAGCAGATCGGCTAAAGCCTCGTGCGAGAACGCCAGGTCTTTGCCGTCCTCGCCTTTAACGCCAACCCAGCCACACACATGGGCCTTGAAAAAGTCCTCGTCGGCGACATAGGGCCATTCTTTCGGCTTACCACCTTCTTCAGCGATTGGCTCCAGACCGGCATTTTTTCGTGCCAAGTTACGAGCAGCCGCAATAAGGCCTTGCAGCTCAGGCCGTTTCGAGCGCTTGTACTGCGCGATAAATTCCAGCTTTTGCGTTTTACCTTTCTCGTCATAGACAGAGATGGACACGGGGTAACCCACCACAGGGCGCTGGGCGATTTTGAAACTCATGATGACCTCGGAATGAAAGTAGGTTTACGAGACGACGATCTTGATATCGTCATTGCCCTGGCCAGGCTGCAGGCTCATGTTCATACCGAGCATGGCCACGTTGTCGGCTTCGGAGTACGAAGGTTCACTCAGTTGCGCACCAGGTGCGCTGAGGGTGACGATGTTGCCTGGCTGCGTGCCATGTGTGATCGAAAGCGGCTGCAGGACGGCGTTTCGTACCATTTCAGGCCAGTTCAGGTCTGCAATTTTGGGCAATTCCAGCGAGATTTGACCGGTGGGCTGACGGTCGGTAATTTCTGCGCCTTCGCAGCTAATCAGGGAGCGCCAAACCAGTGAGTTGGCCAGATCCAAATTCAAGGACTGCAAGCAACCGCTGTACCCGCCCAGGCTCCACTGTGGAGTGTTCTTTTTGTTCACACCCAGCGGAGTCTGGAAAGCACTGAAGTCCACATCAGTGGGCGCGGCTTGATCGGTAATCGGGTGGTACACGCCCATAAATCGGAAGCGCATGAACGGAATGCCTTTGGCACTGATATCAAAGGACACTGTACCCCGCGCATCAGTGATCTTGTGGAACAAGCCATCAAGGTAGTAATGCAACGTCAGCATCTCGAAATCGTCAGACACCGGCGTGTAGACCACTTCTGCGTCTTCAACAACTTCAGCAAATCCGCAGCCTCGCAACAGGCCGCCCCATGCAGGGGCCTTGCCTGGCGTACCCGAACCGGCCAACTCCACTTCGCCCTCGATCTGCGTGTACACCGTAGTCACGATTTGACCCGCGTTGCCCATATAGGGACGCAGCAAGGCACGCTCTACGGTTTCTGTGCTCAACGGTGTGGCCGTAAGATTGCGCAGCAGAATCGAATCTGTTGCGCCGGTCGGTACCGCCTCTGTACCTGCTGCAGTCTGCAGCTTGGCCATCAACAGTGTTTTCTTGGCAGACTTAGCCATGAACTACCCCTTTTGAGTTGGCGTCAGCACGCAGTCTTTACACGTTTCCGTGTACTGGACCCGCTTCAGAACGCCAGTTTGCTTGTTGCGAACGTAGCTCCCACCACGGCCAGGACTCTGAGCTGCTGCCACAGGCCCGGCCGCATGCACCGAATCTGGAGGCAACACTTCAGCCTCCCGCTCAGCCACGGGACTTGTTTCTTTCATGATTGCTCCTACTCGCTGAGAGAGTCGTCAGCGGTTTGGTAATAGAACAGGTAGCGCTTTGTGATCACCTGCCGCTCCAGATCGCCATTGGCGTAGCGCGGCTCATCGGTGCGCAGCTCTTGGACCTGCACAAGGCCTGGGCCAGAAAAACTCATCACAATGGGATGGGCTGCCCCAAAGATCGACTCCGACAAATCAAGCCCGTTATCACCTGCTGTATGCACCAGTAGGTGGATCTCACGAATCCGGTTTACGCGGGGCGTCGCCCCCTCGGTCACCGTTTCCGAGCCGGGCTGGACAGTGATAACCCTGTCCTGGACAAATGTATGGGCGCGTACAGGCGAGTCTTCTACCTTGGCAGGGAACCCAGGCGCGGCGCGCAGTGCGGCTCGCACGCCTTCGACATACAACTGAACTCGTGTTTTCACTTGATGATCCCCAGCTCTGCTCTGGTCCAGTAGCCGTCACCTTGGACCAACGGCTCCTGCTTCACGCGGAAGTCCTGAAACTGCCCCTTGGAGACTTCCACTCGCAGCACTTCGGCATACTCAAGTGCAGGTTGTAAATCGGATGTGGTGAACTCAATCGAGTACTCAGTGGTGTGAACATCGCCGTCAAGAACAATCTGCTGTGGGCGATCAAAGCGAGCCTGAAACGGCTTACTTGCGGGCTGTCCGTCGACCAGGCGAACAACGGTTTGACGCATGCCCGCCTGGTCGAAAGCCCGATCAAAGACCGAGTTGTCCCACATATCAGGCTCGCAGCAGCTTGATAATGGCCTTAGGTCGAGTAGAGATATGCAATGGGTTGGACTGACTTTCAATCTCCAATCCCTTACCCATCCGCAAGGGCTCCACACGGCTGTAGTACGGCAAGCCGTCTGTATTCACAGTTTCCATGTAATCGGCAGGTGCGAATCGTGTGATGAAGAAATCGGGCACGCCCTCAGGGAAAGCGTAGGCCTCGTCATCACCCACAAACGGTTTGCCAGCTACACGACCACGATAGCGCTCGAAAGTAATACCGCCGAGTTCAAAACTGTCAGGCGCTTTGCCGCGCAGCTCAGCCGCCTGCTGAGTATTCAGAAATGTCTCGCGCACGCTTTTGTGCTCGATCAGTGAGTTCCAGAAATTTTTGCCGCACAGGGCCCGAGCTCCCTGCATCGGCGCGGCACCTAAAGCTTCTTCAATCTTGTCCAACACGTCGGAACACTTAGTGCGTACGATGGTGCCGGCAGTACCGAGCTCCATGTTGTACTCGGCCTGAGTGATGCCAAACGTATCGTAAATATCCAAAAGGACCGTCTTGCCATCGGAATCGAGAATTTTCCCCTTAATGGCACCTAAGCGATGGTGCTCATGGGTCATATCCAGCTGAAGACGGTGTTTCTTCAAGTATTTCTGTACACGCGACTCTGCCGTCTCCAGCTCGGACTCGGAGCCGAACGCACGAATCCCTTGGATCTCGTCGGCCATCATGGTCGAGCGCTCTGGCAAGTGCACCGTGTTGATTGGGATAATCCGTCGACCCGCCAAAGTCACGGACGAACCGTCACTACCGCGCGGCTTGGCAGCGACCAACCCGACAGTCTGACCGTCATACTCGATTTGTGCGACAACCGTCGGAATGCCCTCTTCCGCGAACAGGCCCAGAGCGCCGATGCGGCCAGGCACATAAGGGGTCTCGTTAATAGCAGCGGTCAGGTTAGGGACGGAGAACGCCTCATCCTGAAAAATATTGATATTTGCCATTACGGCTCCTGAAAATAAATAAAGACCGCTAGGCGGCCTGGAGTTTGTTTGCGATAGGTTGAAGTTAGTTGCGAACGATCACGCCGACTTCTTGCAAGTCCGTGGTCGCATCAGCATCCAGGCCAAAAAGCAGCTCACCAGCCACCTCAGCATCGCGCCGAATAACCACCACAGCCTGGGGTTCATCGGATGCGGGGACATTGGCATACAACACCCCGACCGCTTTGACAGGGGAGTCCGGCTCATCGCCCTTACCCGCAAATGGCACGTAGCGGCCATCAGCGTTCAATGCCAGGATTTGGCCGGCATAGATCGCGGTTGCAGTAGGTGCCATCTCTCCCGTCTCGCGAGAGCGGGAACCATTGGCTTCTGACAGCAGGAAATCTGCCGTACGGGGTTTCTGTTCAATAAAAGGCATGTGATTACTCCTGGTTATGCGGAGAGGGCTTTACGCTTGGCGTAGATCGCCTGAGGATTCGGCCCGCTCCGCTCCGGGACCGATGAACTATGGGAGGGCTGGTCGCGCTGCAAATTGCTGATATCAATTGAGTCCGCCGCAGTCACTACATGCTCAAAAAGTCGAGCACGCACCTGCTCGACCGACAAACCTGCTGACACGAACTCTGTCGCCTTGTCCTGCAGCTTGACCGATGCACACAAGACAGCGATTTGTTCTGCGGCTTCTAGGCGAGCGGTTGCCGCGTCTGCGCCCCCCAGCCCACCCGACAACAAAACAGCCTCAGCCAATTGAGGGATTCCGCGCTCACGACTTTGCGCATAGATCTTGGCAGCAAGAGTTGCTGCATCCTGAGGGGCTGGAGGCGTTAGTTCTGGTTCTGCGGCAGCATTAGCCGCCGCCAAAAGCTGAGTTCTTAGCGCAGCAGGAACATCCCTCATGCGATCCAAGGCGTCTTCAATGTTCGCGGATGCAACCAGCTTTACAGGCTCTTCAATAGCCGTGCAAAACCCTAGTGCCTGCGCATCTAGAGCGGTCATCCACGTTGTTGCATCCATCATTTCAACGACACTTTCTTCTGACTGACCGCTTCGGCGATATGCGGACACAATGCCTTCCCGAACCTTATCCATCATCTCTGCCGTATCGCGCAGATCATCTGCGGTACCTGCCGCAATCGTCCAGGCGTTATGCACCATTAGCGTGGCGTTCTCAGGCATGATCCGCTCGTCACCCGCCATAAATATCAATGAAGCCGCCGAAGCGGCCACGCCATCTACTCGGGTTTCCACCGGCAGCTCATGGCGCATTAGCTCGTTAAAGATTGCATTTGCAGCAAACACATCACCACCAAGACTATTGATCGGCACAACAATTTTGCTTGCGCCGACAACAGCCGCGGCCAGTTCTTCGCAGAACTGATTGGCGGTTTTCCCCCAAGGACCAATTTCATCGTAGATGCGCACCTGAGCGACTTTCTTCTGACCCGCTCCCTTTGCTTTGATTGAGTACCATTTTTTAGCCATATCGGCTCCTAAAAGTTAAGTCAGGCCCCAGAGGGGTCATCATCACGTTCACTTGGGTCGCCAAGCCCTACGCCTTTGTTTCGTGCATGGCGTGAATCACTGTCCAGGCTCAAGCTGTCGGAATCAGCTTGATCGTTATCAGCACGAATTTGAGCCGCTACCTCCTCGGGGTCTTCGCCCTGCGAGAGGATGATTGCGGACCGCGACGTAAAGCCAGCCCTCACCGCATCGGTATTCGCCTTTACGTCCTGCACGGGATTGAAGTAAGCCCACCCTTGAGGAACCCAGAGCACACGCCGAAACAGCCGACGCTCTAAGTACTTCATCGGCATAATTCCCGACAGCGCGATAGCGTTAATCCAGGCGTTCCAGATTGGGCGACACCATTGGTGGACAAATACCCCCCACTGGTACTGCTCAACTTGGCGGTGAAACTCGTTCACCACGACGCGCAGAGTCCTATCGCTTACATTGCGCAGGTCCCCCGTCGTCTCATATGGCATGCCGACGGATGCAAATGCGGCCATCAATTGCTGCCGCATGAACTCCGCGTAGTTGTCGGGCGCCCCAGGCGGCGACGCAAACTTAATATCTGTCCCATGAGGCAATGAGGTGACAGACCCCGGCTCCATACCAATCAGCGGTACACCGTCGGCATCAGGCTCTATGCTGGGATCAGCAAAACTGCTTGGGTCTGGCCCCTCGCTCTCATCTTCTTTTGTGACGACATAACCGGCAAACAGATTCGACACTTCCTGTCGGAATGCAACGGCATCATCAAAGTTATCTAAGGTTTTCAGTCGCAGAAGAACCGTGGCGAGCTCAGATACACCTCGCACCTGGCCTGGCCGAAGGACCGGATATGCGTGAACAACCATATCGGCAGGTACCGGACGTAAAGCTCTACTCCTGAGCCCGCCTGGCTCTGCAGGATGCCGATCCCACAAGTGGTAGTTCACACGCCGACCAATGCGGTCAAACTCCACGCCATTCACAATTTCATGGCCATTTGCCAGACTTCTCGTTTCCTCAACTGGCAGGAAGTCCCCTTCAAACTGCTGAATCTGCATGGGGACAACGAGGTCATCCTCCGGCCTACGCATACGAATCCGCCCCAGGGCCTCACCGTCGATAAACAGGCACCTGGCTGCCAAGGCTTGCTGCCCATAAAAGCCAAGCAGCCCGTCGGCATCAGACTCACCTACCCAATCCGACCATAATTCCTTAAGCGCCTTACGCACTCCCCGGTCAGGATGTCGAGGGTATGGTTGAATTCCTGTCCCTATAACGTTCGAGACCCAACGAGCTGCCGCTGTTTTTGCCCAAGGATCATTACGTACAGCATCCCGAGCTCGCCTGCGAATAGTTCCAAGATTGCCCGTAGCAGCGCTATTGGGGCCAGCCGCCGAAGGGTTCCAGCTCTTGGAGCGGCTCCCCGTGGCGCTACCACCCTCATAAGCGGAAGATGAGGCAGCATTTAAACGGGTAGGTAACACGAAACCGGCCTGCTGCAATGTTTGATACCGCATCAGACCCCCTTTCCTTTATTCCGAATGCGGAACACCCAAGGCTTGCGTCTGCCGCTCTCAGCATTGAGCTCAGCGACGATGTGCTGTTTTGCCCGAATCAGATCATTAACCGAGGGATACTGAACCTCCTTATCCCCATAGCGAACTTTCAGCACACCGCTGGCAATCGCTTTGTTCACTGCCTCCAAATCTTCACGCGTATACGCCATCAGCGTCTGCTCCGTAAGTAACTTGATGACCCCGTTCTCACCGCAGCCCGCCTGACACCAGTGGCCGGTTGTGTTCGTGGCTTAGAAACAGAAACGCCCGCAGTTGCGGGCGTTTTCTGTGGAGTTTCGGTGGGGCCTGGATCGTCGCCAGGCTCGTCAACGCCGAGCTTCTCAGCGAAGTTCGCCCACCATTTGTCTGTCTTTCTGGCCAATTCAAGGTGAGCCTCAAGCCAAAGCGCATAGACACAGCAGTCGAGCACTTCGTTTCGCTTACGAATTGGCGTCCATACTGAACGTGAGCCGAATGCGGTACGACGCACCGCTCGAACTTCAGCGGCAAACTGCCTGAACCACTCTTGCGACATATCTGCCGCTAAGTGAACATAGCCTCGACCCGGCTCTTCAACCTGCAGTCGCCCAAACAAAAGATCCTTGGCCATATTGGTGCCGACGTACCAAAGCCGCACACCTTTCTTGACACGCTTCCCGCGCCAGTCGATGTCCACTTGTGTGACACCATCCTTGATGTGCTTCTCACCCGTCGGCCGCCCCCGGATCGCATATACCCGGCGTGCACGATTCTTCCGAGCATATTCATAGACAGCATGAGAGTGGTGGCCGCCCGTATCGATGGCGGTAGCGTAGATTGGCATCTGTTGCCCGCCCTCATGCAAATATCGGCGTTCAAACAGCAGCTCATCCAGCCTGGTCCACACTTCGTCCTCAGACGGGTTCCCAAATAGGATTTGGTGGTCTACGACCCACATTTCCCCGCCCTTACCTACTCCCCATACCCCAACCTCAATACGGTTGCCCTGTATGTCAGCCCCCGCCAGCAACAGCATGCATCGCTTGGGGACCAACCCATCATCAAGGCCAGGAGAGCGGTAGCCTTCAACTTCAGCTCGGCGCTGCAGCTCATCGGACTCCATGCGTTCAATTTCACCCTCCCAGGTGCGACCGAGTGTAGTGTTCCAGAAGGTACGCAGCTCCTCATCCTCACCAGTGGATGCTTTTTCGTGGGCCTCCAGAAACTCCTTAACGATCTTGGACCATGAAACCAACGGGCTATATGCGGTCCACACGTGGAAAGCAACACGCAGATGCGGCTGGATTAAATTACCTTCTGAGTCGCGGAACACGCCATCTTGATCAATGGTCGTCCCATCATTCCCAACCCAGATACCGCGCTCTGCAGCAGCTAAATACTCACCTTGAGTCGCCAAGGCACCGCAATGCGGGCAAAGATGGCGCACCGTTTCAGGATCATCATCAACCCACTTAAAACCATGAGGCTCACTTTTCCCACCCCACTCCAAGTCATGGAGTTCGTCACAATGGGCACAAGGGATATGGTAGGTATAGCGAGCGTCCGCCCCCTCGGCCCGCTTTTCCATTAAGCACAGGCCTTTGATCTTCGGTGTAGAGCCGACGACCAACTTGGGGAAAGTCGCCCCCTCCAAGCGCTTAAGCGCGAGCTTGCCGGGATCGCCTTCCCCATCAATATTGCTATCGAACGAACTGAACTCGTCCAAATACCCAACGCTGACCGACAAGCGACGGTAGTTATCTGCTGACTTCCCCCCGCGCAGGTGAAGCATGCTGCCAATAAACTTCTTTACCAGCAGCGTATTGTCTTTGTGCCTGGCCTCCCGCATTGGGAATATAGGATGAAGCACAGAGACGTCACGAATCATCGTGTCCAGCTCAGTTTTTACAAACTCATCCCGCGCTGAATCGGTAGGCTGCCACAGCACCTGGTTGCGTCGCCTATGCTCCGCAAAGTACCCAACCGCCGCCAGCAAGATCTTGGTATAACCAACCCGCGCCGATTTGATGACATCCACCTCATGAACATCATCACTACCGATACAGGCCAGAATGCCACGCTGAAACGGCCAGGCTTCCCAACGCTGCTCCACATATGAGGACTCAGCTGACAGATAAAAGTGACTTTCAGCCCACTCCCGCAAAGAGATAGGCTCTTGTGCGGCGAAGCCGGCCAGGCCACGGCGCAAAGCGCGTGCAATCGCTGCTCGATTCTGCGTGACCAGCATTATTTCGCCTCATTTTCGTCTGCCTCGACATCCTCCAGGTTCAGATTTGCAACCGCGTTGCGGGCCTTCGCAATTTCTCGCCTGACGAAACCGATGTCAGAATCCGTCAGTGACGGTATGCGGCGTTTTAAAGATGCCGGTATCGTGTCGAGCTGTGCTGCGATCTTTCCGCCTGCCCGCACGAGCACCTCCTCCAGCACAGCAACAGGAACAAGCTCCCCTTTTTTGACGTTGTTTTCCATCTCGATCTTGTCTGCCTGGGCTGACGCCAGACGCGCTTTCTCAAGGACCAGATCAATTGAGTTATCAGACTGACGGGTACGACCAGCCGCTATCTCACGCAAATGCCCGCAGTACGACAAGAGCCAATTTCCGGCGTTGTCGCCTACAGTTAAGACACCTTGAGCAAGCAGGCCACTGACAGCAGGCTGGGTAATGCCCACAATTTGAGCAAACCTGGCCTGGGTGATTTTTTTATCTGGATCAATCATCGCGCTGTGGCCATGGCCTGCTCAAAAGCCTGGGTGAACTCATCCTCAAACCGCTTTCCATACACCTCATCAGCGGTCTCATAAAAGGGTAGACGCTTCGTATAGTTCACGTTCTCGACGTGTAGCAGCACCGGCGCTACATCAGCCCCATGGGTGCCTGTCTTGCGCCACACACCAGCCGGTAAATGCTGCGTCCGGTTCCCCGATACCGTGCCCTTCCCCCTGGAAATGAAGTACACGACTCCATTGATGCGACGGTAGCCAGCTTCACTACGCCGTACCTTCGCGGTACGTGCACGGCTCTTATCTGTCGCATTCGCCCGATATCCCTGCTCACCAAAGGCCTGCAAGTAGGACAGCAACTTAACGATCTGACCGCGTGACATATTCCCGTAGGCGTCTTGATCAGCACCACCAGCAGGAACGTAGTAACCGCTCGGGCCTATCCGGCCCAGGGCATTTTCGAATCGCTTCTGGCGACGCGTGCCGCCATCGACCTGGGGACGCAGATATTTACTTGCCGCAGTCCCCTTACCTGCAAAGTCTTTATAAGCAACGGACGCTGTCAGGTTCTGTTTTGTTGCCCGCTGCAACCGCAGCGATCGCAATGTATACGGCGTTGGGCGGTCAAACACTTGTCCCATTTGCTCAACAAGCGCTTTTTGAATTGCTGATGCCGTCTTATTAAGTGCCAGCGACGTTGCGTAGGGCACTTGGCGTTCGCCACGGCTGAGCCACCGAGCGCCCTCTTTCGCGGTGCTGGTGTATTCAAGCATGGGACACCCCAATAAATATAACCCCCCTCGAAAAATATAACCCCCCCCTCTTTTAAGGAAGGCCATTTTTTCTAAGGAAGGCGCATGTACATTGGCGTTGGAGGGGAAAAAATATAACCCCCCTATTGAAAAAACTCGTGAACAGCGAGAGTCCGGGGTTCGAATCCCCCTTACCGGGTCTATTCCCCCAGGGGCCCCCGGCTTTTCTCCAACACCCGCTTAAAAAAGTCCAGCTGGCGTCGCTTGTAGATCCCAACTGAAAATGAGAACTTCACCACGCTCCACTCCCTCTCCCCCGCCTACGGTGTAACGCAGGCTAGTGGACTCTATATGCATGCCCGCAAATACCCGGCGTATGTCTGGGTGGTCGTTAAGACTCACAATGGCCTTGCCTTGCATTGATCGCATCTGCTCGGCCATTGCCTCGTACTCTTTAAACTCAAACCCAACCCCATAGCCTGCTGTATCCCAGTAAGGAGGGTCCATGTAAAACAAGGTGTGCGGTCGGTCATACATCGATAAGCACTTCTGCCATGGCAGGTGTTCAATGTATGCACCCGACAACCGCAGGTGTGCCGCTGATAGAGTTTCCTCTAGCCGCAACAAGTTCAAGCCCGGTGGCGCTGTCGTGGCAGTACCAAATGTCTGACCATCCACCTTCCCGCCAAACGCAAGCTGCTGCAGGTAGTAGAACCGTGCGGCTCGCTGAATATCGGTTAGAGTTTCCGGCCTTGTGATCTGCTGCCATCGGAATATCTCCCGACTGGATAAAGCCCATTTGAACTGCCTGACAAACTCTTCTAGATGGTTCTGAACTACCCGGTACAGGTTCACCAGCTCACCGTTGATATCGTTCAACACCTCGGACTTAGCTGGGGTCGGGCGCATAAAGAACAGCGCAGCACCTCCTGCGAACGGCTCCACATAGCAATCGTGTGCGGGGAAAAAGGGAAATATCTTGTCGGCCAGGCGTCGCTTGCCGCCCATCCAAGGAATAATCGGTAATGCTGACATTATTGTGAATGACCTTAAATCCGTGTTACCGTCATCCCGCCTACGTAGGTGGGACCGGCCACGGGTCGTTCACAGGTTCGTTCTGTGTTCGGCTGTCTGGTCTGCGGTTGCCGCCGCATTCCATTCGCCGGCTCTTTTCCAAACAAAAAGCCCCTCCATTTCTGGAAGGGCTTTTTTGTTTCTATCTGGCTCTGGCTCAACAGGCTGAGCAATATCCAGCCTACGTGAAAAATGATAGTTCTATCCGGACACTCTCGCAATGTGTCCGGACACTTTAGTTTGCGCTCGACTGGCCCAGTTGTGCCCAAGGAATTGGTGGGCGAAGTCCAGACAGTCATAGTATGCAGTGCGCGTCATCCTAAGCGCATCCAGCTTTGTCTTCACAGCTCCCGCTCTCACGTAATGCGCTGTAAGCACCGCTCTCGCTTGAGGGTGAAGCAGATCAACCAAGGAGTCAACGGAACGCACATCATCATCCACCAGAGCAACATCGACTTCCACAGCCCTATCTCCATCTACTCGCATCTGCTGGAAAGCGCTTCGTGATGGATAACCAAGGCCTGTACGATTCTCCCCACGCTTCCAGCGCCCCCACTCGCCCAACAAGATTTCAATCTGCGATTTCATACTTCCCCCACTTCAATCTTCAGATACCCGCGCTTGGCTGGGTCCAATCCATCATCCACAATCAACGGTCTGAACCGCTTGTCGTCCACTCCCAGGGCCTTAGCTATACCGTCTATCTGCGGCTTGATGCAGGCCAGCAAGTTGTCCAGGTCTCTACCTCTGCGGTCTGGCGACATGAAAGTCACTTTCACTGGGATGCGGTCACTACCGATGAAGCGTCGTCGCCCCAACTCAGCGACAGCAACTACACGCCCATCACGCCGCGCCTGCTCCTTGGCTGACTGGACGCCTCCCCAGTGCCGACCGTTCTTGCGATTGGGCATCAGCCGCATATCAGGCCAAGGCAGCACCAGAGTTAATGCGGTCGCCTCAGTCATGCCGCCTCTCCTACTGCTGCTTGGGCCATGCGTACGATGGTGGGGGAGCGCCCCTTGGGATTAGCCACGATTCCCTTTGCCCACGCCTTGTGGTCCTTCCCTTTCCGGCTGATTGCCCGCTGAGCCATTTCACGCATGGCCTTAGTTCCCTGCTCAGTCTGGGCTGAGCCTGAAGGTGCTGGCAGTGCTGGTGCTGGGTCGGGAATGTCGGGCCAGGCCCCCAGGGCCAGTTGGGCATGAAGCGCTTTCTTCCAGTGCCCTTCCATCTGCTGGTAGGCTTGGTTGAGCAGATCAAACCGGCCCACAGTTGCTGCGGCATGAAAAATCGCGGGGTGTGACCACTCGCCACGCTCACCACGCTCTCGAGCTTGCATACCCCGCACAGCCTCAAAGAACGCCACATCAGGCTCCAGGTAGGGACGGCAGGCCCGCAGGAACTCGGTCAGGCTTGGAGGCCAATCGTACATGCGTCGGCTGTTCTGAATGCCCAGGGCAACGTCCACTGGCACAATGCCTTCCTCATCGAATGCTTCGGCCCAGGCCTGCTCCCAGTTCGACATGGCTGCCTCGCCCACAAAGTTGGATTTCCACTTGCCGGGGTACAGGCCGTCCATTCGGGCGTACAGGTGCTCCATCAGCGTTTTACCTTCCAGCTTGGGCACTGGCTTGAGCCAGGCACTTTCGCGCTCAAACGTCGACAACATCACCACCTCCTTGGCATCCCTTCATCCGATCTTTGCGCCTCTGCTCCAGAAACGCATTCGGATCAAACTTTCCACCCCGAACTACTTGCCCGCCCCCTAGCTGGTCCTGCGACATCCCCCGCGTTAGCCAGTCGGCTTTCCCTCCCCGCCAACCACGGAGCATGCACTCGGCCAGGAAGTCATCAACACTGAACCCAGCAGCCTGGGCTTTGTGCGCTTCCGCCCCCAAGCGGTTTGCAGCAGTCTGGGTCAACGGCGCTTTGATCGCTTTGCGGTGCTGCAAGTAATCCGCCCAAACGTCTGGCGATGGATTGACAGGCCAGTGCTCGAAGCTGAAGGCTGACGAACTTTCTTTTTTGGTATTTTTTTCTTCTGTAGTCTCTGTAGTAGTCTCTGTCTTTATTAACGAACTGCGCTTTGGGTGGTTCGGGGATGGCGCTTTGGGGGTTTCGGTATTTGCGCTTTCGCTATTCCCGAATTGCGTTTCCGCGTTTCGGGAATCGACGTTTTGTCGTTCGGGGTTTCCGGCTTCACCCACCCCCGCAATCAGTCGATCAAAGGCAACACGGTCGAGCTTGAAATACAGCTTGTGCTCTATGCGCTTGTGGGTCTCAGTGATGAGGCCACGGTCGCGCAATTGACGGCGTGCTGTGGTCTGCTCGCGCACAGACAGGCCTGTTTCTGCCTCCCATTGTTCTGCGGTCTTGTACACACCCAGCTCGGCGTCTTCCATGCGTTCATCCCAGTAGATAAGTTGGGACAGAAAGATGGCTGCGTTAACGCCCCCTACCATACGAGCCAAGGCGGGGTGATAGGCAATTGGACGCCCTATCGTGCGCATCAGGTCGGATGCACTTAGCATGTCACCTGCCTCCTCAAATACGCCCCCACGAACGTCTCTACGTCGCGGTCGGCTTCCTCAGGCCATTGGCCCAAGCGTTTCAATTCATCGCGTGTCTGGTGCAGCCAGGTGATCTGCAGACCTACTGCAGTGGCTTTGTCGTAGATCCCGCCCTGGTCGAGCTTGCTGTGACACCCCCGCCCCCAGGCGTTATCGGTGCACAAGGGAAACATCAAGGCATCTGATACTTTCAGGCCCAACCCTTTGCCAAACTCAACGCCATTCATGTGGGCAGCTTGGGACCGGTACCAGCGGCCGCAGTTGGCGCATGGCAATGCTGCGACGTTGCGACGGTGCTGCTCAGAGCGGAATACAGCCGGCAGTTTTGGCTGGTGCTTGAAAAGGGTTCCCACCAGCTTGGCGACGACCATAGGCATGCTCGGGCCCTTCTTTTTCTTTGGCTTGGCGTTGAACGCGCTACGTTTGAGCATTTGGCGGCGCTGCAACTGGGTGCGCTGGGGTAAATCAGTCTTTTTCATCAATCTTCCCCAGTGCAATCCACAGTGATGCACCCATACTGGTGCTCACAACAGCCAGGGCTATCCATAGGATCATGGGATAACCGGCGTAGATGATGTTCAGGATTTCAAGCGTCTTCATCGCAGTTGGTCCTTGAGTGATGTGGGCAACGTGAAGAACAGGCCCATGCCGTCCAGCGTGCGCACGAAGTGCTGTGGGTTCACCATCGCGAGGCTGTCGGTGCCGAACTCTGCGTACAACTTCGCTTTGATCTGCTGCTGGCGTTCATGAGGCTGTTGATCGAAAGCGACTTTCAGGGCCTTGCATACCTGGGGGTTGTTGAACCAGCCAAGTTTGTACAAGTCGGTGTAGTACGTGCCGTAGGGTGCTTTGGTCATACCGATGTCTCCTTGCGGTGCCAGCGGGTCACGTTGCGGATGATGCGAAAGCAAAGGCGGATCAGGTCCAAGGCTTTAGCCACCACACGCTCCCGCTCCTCATGAGTCACACGACCGTCGGCTGTGGTGCCGGTGATGGCGCTACACATTTCGCCAAGCTCAGCGGCTGCTTTGAGCGCCTTCTCGTTCAGAGCACCGGCCTCGTTCTCGAATCCCCCTACCGGCTCAGGTGGTAGATCAACCACATGCAGGCCTCCCTGCTGAGCAGCAGCGATAAGCCAGTCCCGTGCGCTTTCACGGCAGTCGGCAAGTTCATCCAACCACTCGGTCAGCAAGAAGGCCATGTCGATGTCCAACTGCTCCCCACCGGTCAGTTTCCGGCGCAGTGACTCGGGATGGATCGACAGGCCACGACGGTCAGAGAGAAACACGGCAGCCGCGCCAACGCCGCCTGGGGCCTGACGGACGGCACTGTAGAGCGCGTCTCGCCAGTTCAAGGAAGAAAAACGTCTTGTCATTGGGCTGAACTCCTGTGTATTTCAGCGTTTCGCCCACCTCTGACAATCGCTACAGTAAAAGTGTGAAAAGTACGTAGTGATTAATCGGGAGTGGGAACTACAAATGGAAAAATTAGCTACTGGGTCTGAAAATGCAGGGATGGATAAAAAAGAACTCCCCCGCTTTGAAATCATTGATAGAGCTACTGAGCTGGCCTATCAGGCCTTCAACTGCCCTACCGATGACCACATAACCGGCATCTATGACCGGCTTATTTGGAATGAACTGCATGGTCTGGGTGAGCTCGGGGCCGTTACCGTTCATTGAGGTGGTCAATCCCGATCAGCTATGCTTAGAGATGCAAGTAACTAAACTTTTCTGAAAAGGATTGACCGTGACTTCTACTGATCAGCAATTAAGAATCAATAGCGACTTGGTAAACACCGCACTCTCCTTAAATTCGACGGTCGGATCGCACAGCGTGCAGATCACAGCCCTGGAGATACTTCTTTCCGCCTTGCTAGATGAGGCGGCAACTGACCCTCAACGAGCGGAACGATTGAGGACGCTCATAAACCAAAAGGTACAAAGCCATGCCCGGTTCAGAGCCGGAGTAAGTGATGCCGATGAAGTGTCTGGCGAGCTGACTCAGCAGCTAAGGCAGCTTTTGCCAAAAGCTCTGCATCCCGAGCCTCTTGATCTGTGAACCCTGCAGCCTGGGCTAGACGATCCCCCTGGAGCTTGATGGCCGGTTGAATCAGCCAGAGCACCAGGCGGGCGTACAGGGTCTTAAGCATGTGCGCCCCCTTTCGTAATGCAGTCAGGGGGACCGATGGGGATACGGTCATCGGGTTTAGGATCAGGGGTTTTGGGCATGAGGGGCTCCTTGGTCTGCTGCTCAGCAAACTCAGCGATTAAGTCATTAGCTTTCAGTCGACTATCCGCTTTCAAAAGTCGGTCCAGCACAAGCAGAGATGGGCGCTTACCTCTCCAGCCTGTGGCTATCTGCCATAGATAGCCTTGACCGACGTCTGCGCGCTCCGCAAGAAGTGCGCGTTCAGTTTTTGAAAGAGATTTGTAGAGTTCTGATAGCTTCATGCCGAAAGATTAGCGCGGCGCTATGCTCAATGTCAATAGCGCAGCGCTACGCCATTTGCTTAGCTCTGCGCTGTTTAATTGAGTTCTATGAAAACTGTTGAAGAAGTCCGCCGCATCAGACTAAAAATGCTCATCAAAGAGGTGGGTGGCACTGCTGCGGACTTAAACCGGGCTACCGGAAAGAATGATCGCGATTCAACCTATAGCCAAATCCTTAACCAGTCGCTAGGCAGCAAAACCGGAAAACCAAAACAAATGGGCTCTCCTCTGGCTAGAGCACTGGAGGAGGCTTGCGGGAAGCCCTTAGGATGGATGGACACAGACCCAGACCTCTCTAACGACTCATGGCCATTCTCTGCCATTCCTAAGAGCAAGCTTCTGACGCTGGAGCGGGCAGACGTGATTCGTCTCGAATCTGCTATGCGCGTAGCTGCAAAAAACCTTGGGCTGGAGATTGAAGATTGATAGGCAACGATTTAACCCAGCCCAGGGAGGCTGTACGTAAGAGGGACTGAGCAGGAAGAGACAAGGAGCCATACGGCTCCTTATTTTTTACTTAACAAGTAACTAAAAATAGCTATACGTAAAAAAAGGGGGAAGGAATGAGCTACCAGCCGGCATTATCAGTTAGTGAAGAGGGGGACCTGACACTTTCCATCCGCTACGAAGGCGGTGACGCCAGATCACATGCGATAGACCTCCACCAGTTAGGCCAGTCCCTTCAAGGGATGGCACGAGTGCTAGCAGTGACCTCGCATTTCGCAGAAACAGGCAAGTACAATAAACAATTTGATACCCTGTCAGTAAGAGTTTTGGCAACTCCAGTTGAAGAGCATAATTGCTATGAGATCGCTGCCACCATACTACGCGTAGCATCTAGCGGTGAGCTTTGGTCTGGCCTCGGTACCGCCCTATTCATGGCCCTAGTTGGGTACGTATTTAACCGCAGAAAGGAGGAGGAGATGAAGCACTTAAGCGATGCCTTAAAACAGTCCCTCAGCCAACAGGCGGACACCCAAGAAAGACTGTTGGCTACCATAGAAAAACTTGCTGATGCTTTGCAGCCATCAGTAAAGCAAGCCTTGGCCCCAATTGGCCAATCAGTTGAAAGCATAAACCTAAGACGAGACTGTGATAGTGCAGCTGTGGTGATTCTTGACAGGGAAACTAAAGAGCTTGCCAATATCGATAAAAATAATACTATCACTGAAGCAAGAGCATTTTCGGGCGTCATTTCTGAACTCGACATGATGACTGGGTCTTGCAAAGTAGCCCTAGAGAGTGACCTTACGTCACGCATATCTGCAAAAATTGTTGACCCAGAGGTTCGCCTGCCAAATAACCCTTATGTGACCGCGCTCTCGAAGCTTTCAATAATTAGCTTCACTGCCAAGGCTGAGGTGGATGAAGAAGGAAACATAGTGAATCTGTACATCAGTGACTACCATCGATAATCTGACTGCCAGCCATCCGTTGATTACTTATTGCTCATCACTATATTTCGGTAGCTATCGAATATTTCCTTAAAGGCAGCACAATGAGTGACACCCCAGACATTGAAGACCTTAAAAAGCGGAAAGAGCAGCTCCTGCTGGAAAAACAAATAGCTAGCCTTGAGCGTCATAAACAGCTTCGTAAGGCCGGTGAATGGTCCTGGAAATGGGTAGCCCCATTAGCTCTATTGGGAGCATGGCTATTAATTGCCGCGGCTGACGAAAGAAGCCCAGCGATACTGATAATCGCTTTACTGGCCTTAGCACCTATCACCATCAAACTTTACTTCAAGCGCTGATGCTGGCCGCCCGAGGAAGCGTTACAAAGCACTTCTATGCTTTAGTGGGCGAAAAGCCCATACTGGTACAATGAGACTGATCTCATTCAAAGGTAGCAATCTCGCTATCTCACTACCCTTCAAATTCCACGCCACATCATTGCTTAGGAGAACCCCCATTTCCAGGCTGCAGCGGTAATTTGAAGCCATACAGAAGGTATTACTATCTACGAAAAACTTAACCAGGCTAGTCGCAGCCCGCTCCACACTTCTCCGTTGCGCGAGCCCGCTCGCCGAACAGTCGAAAGCCATCAAACCTATACAAAACAAGTGGTGTCGACCCGGCAAAAACTTATCCGACAGCTAAAAGACCGGTTCCCCGGCCTTCCGTTCTGATACGTCAGCTCACGTGACGAGCCTATACGACAAAGCCCCTCACGGGGCTTTTTTGTTTGCGTGAGACTACACACCTCAAAACAGTGCAGCTTGGATCTTTGTGTATGTCTTAGCGTCCACAGTCGCCAAGAAACGCTGCCCATCTTTGAACTGCGCGACGAAGGTAACGTCCTTCCCCCGCCCCCCAGCAATTAACCCCGCTAACAGCCCAACAGGTCCCAGCAACGTAGCTCCAACCACGCCCCAGCCAACTGTTCCGCCTACCCTCTTTACTGCCTCTTCCGTTGCGATCTCAATCGACTGCAGCTCAGAAACATGTCGGCTCTTCCCCACGCTAAAGCCATCTCCAGGCTGCCAGGGAAAACTGAAAGCACCAAGCATGTATGCACCGGTGCCTTTCCCAAAATCACCTGCATGGATTTTCAATTTCGCCATCTTCCTCTCCCTATGCGTTACCAGTGACCTCAACCCAAGAAACCCAAACCACAAAATGGCCGCTCCGATTGCAAAGCACTGTCCTTAGCAATCAATAGATCAGCCAAGGCCATACTAGTACCCGCCACTACATTATTTGCAAAACTGCTCCCAAACCTCAGCAAACGCTCCACGCTCTAGTGCAGGGTCATTCTCCATTACTACAAAATTTTCATTGGAAGCCATAAAGCGGGTGTAGCCAGTCATACCGCCAAACGAGTTTTTAGCATTAACCTCTCCACATATTCCTTTTTGGTTCCTAAACTGAGCAGAGTCTGGGTCTTTCAGCTTGGCAGTGACAAACCCTCTAACCAGACGCTGGAGCTTAATTTCAGTCATCTGCGCTTCGCTTGCCTTTTTACTCGCAGAATCTTTCCCGTCTCCACACGCGGCCAGCAGCCCCGCAAGCATAAAGACCGATACAACAACAGCCCTTTTCATTCCCCTCTCCCAAGTAACAGGTAAAGACAAATCGTACCAGCTTAGGCTGTCGTAGGGCTTACGCCCCCCTCTCTAAGGCAGCATTCGTCACAACGCCCACCCGTTACGCCTTGACCAAAAATACTGTATAGATATACAGTTAAATTATCCCATGCCCAGTAATGCCCACGTCACCCTGACGCCAACTCTCCCATGCCACTGCTCAATGCAGGGCTCAATGGAGTGCGACATGCTTGGAGAATTAGATGAAGAAGCGGAAGTACAAGACCAAAAAACAAAACACTGGAAATACTAAAAATCACAATCCTCAAATAGATCAACAACGGGCTGAACACCTGGAAACATACAAACTCAAAACCTTAACTCCTCAAATTGACTTTGATCTAGAGCGAAAAGCTGTCCAAGAAATTTTGGATGCAGTGGTTCGGCTGCAGACATATTTATCTTTTAGAGAGAGGTGCGGCTGATCCAGCACTGGCACCGCTAAGGCTCACCTACCCGCGAAAGCGGGTTTATTTTCCCTATTAAGATTAGCGCCCCGCTATTGACACTATAAGTAGCGCGGCGCTAATATTAAGTCAACGATCTTTAACAACCCACCTGCCGATGTTGCTCACCCCGCCTATGTGGGGTGTTCGTCCGGCATCAATAGCATCCACAAACATGGTTGTGGCTCTGCGCGGTGTCCCTGCCGTCTCCAGTCCGTCAAAGCACGGTTCACGGAGAAAGGGGGTGAGGCGTAGACGGCCAAGACAAGAAATGGTCACGCTGGTTGGAATCCCAGCACCAGGCCCTACTCAGGGCCATCAAGAGTGTGGAGCTGCATGGTTCGACTCCATGAACTACTCCGATTGTCGGCCAGACCGATAGGACTAGACGGCCCGCCCACACTCTTGATGGTGGCACAGGCCGAATTGACGGCAAAGGAACCCGAGAACCACCCTGTGGGTGCGACGGCAAGGCGGAGGCATCGAGAGCGTATGCGTCACAAATCTGGACTTGTCCGCCATGAAGCTCAGGGGAAGGCACGGCAGGTTGGGATGCCTGCCACTATCAACCCATTCATGCTCACGGCGTAGCGTCACGCCGAAACAATTCATTGGAGATAGCCATGGGCAGCAATGCAGCGTAGCGGTGTAACCCGCTAAATCCCTGAGTACACGGGCGCAGAAAGCTGGGCGATACCGGCATGGGATCAAAGTTGGCTGATGGCTGGAGGAGCACCCACCCTCTGTACGCCAGGAGACGCCGCCAAATAGCACTAGGTAGTACGCGAGCCTGGGGTATAGCCCACGCGCACAGGCCCATGGCCCGCATGGTGAGAGCGGGCACCCTCCAGCCGCAGCATTCCCACTCCCTTAACCAATTCGATATCAAAACCGCCCACGCCATGGGCGTCGGGAGTGCTGCGACTAGAGGGTAATCATTTTCATAACCAACAAAGCCCCACCTTCAAACGAAGCGTGGGGCTTTTTCTTTTCTCAACAGGAGGCGCTATGACTGCGCTCGCAAATCTGTTTATGTGGGCTGGCGTGCTTTCCATCGCACTGCTGGCTGACAAGTTCTGGGTGCGCTCTGTGCGCCCTCCCCTGGCCGCTTACTTTGGGTGGGAGCCTTTGCCTACTGAAAGCGAGACTCCGGCCAGCTGGTGCCTGGGGATGCCCACTGCGTTCTTTGTCATCGCAGTGATCCTGAAATTCATCGCCCCCGCAGCGGGCTTCTAACCATGGCTTCAGTCAACAAAGTAATTCTCGTCGGCAACCTTGGGCGAGATCCCGAAGTTCGATACAACGCCGGTGGCGCCCCCGTATGCAATATCTCCATTGCGACCACGTCCACCTGGAAGGATAAGCAGACCGGCGAACCCCGAGAGGAAACCGAATGGCACCGTGTGGTGTTCTACAACCGTCTGGCTGAAATCGCGGGTGAGTACTTGCGCAAAGGCCGCCCTGTTTATGTAGAAGGTCGTCTGCGCACCCGTAAATGGACGGGTCAGGACGGTCAGGAGCGTTTCACGACTGAGATTATCGCGGAGCAAATGCAAATGCTCCCCAGCGGCAACTCTACGCCGCAGCCAGACTCCTATTAGGAGGACATCTTCCGTGGATACCCCGACACTCTCCGCCCCGGCGTTGCCTCGGCGAGCGCTTACGAGCGCTGGAATGAGAAGACATTCTAGTTTCCAAGTGGAACGAAATACAGATACCCGTGAGCGACATTCTAGCCTTGACAGACCAGAAGCCACTGGTAGGGCACAAGTCGGGCAAACCTGTAGATACGCACTGAATTTGTTTTATGTAAAAACCGGAGAAAATGCCTTTCTCATCTTGCCCATAAACTCGGCCTGCGGTGGCAGCCAGTCAAGGGACCCACTCATGCAAGACAATTCTGCCAACTCGATAAGAACTCTACTCAAGTCCTTGTACGCACGCTGCAATCGAGATTCGTCAATGTAAAGCTCTCTCTCCTCCCTGCCATCCCGATGACACCTTGTGCAGCTCACGACCAATCCAGCCCTATCTCGCTCTTGAAATCGCGATGTCAAAGCACGAACTGAAAAATTCAAGGCAACGACGCGCTGGAAAAGCTCAGTATTGATTGAGAGCTTATCCTCTTTACTTAGGACAATGCCGTCAAGCTTTGAAATTGCTGCCACAGCATCCTCAAGAGCACCTAATGACGTATCTCTTTCTAGTTTGTCTCCATCACCAAACGCCTCGACCACTCTATCTGCTTTAGCAAAGAAGTTATTAGCGTGCTTAACCCACTCAGCAGCGACAGGACTCACAAACTCATGAAGAAGAACTTTTGTCTTATGCTCCCTTTCCCGTGAGTCTTTTCGCCACACATAGACCCAGGATAGAGCGCCAATCAGCGTTGCCCCAACGGTGCCCACAGCCTCAGCAATGCTCCACCAATGTTTATCACTCGACGCATGCAGCCAACTTGGCGCAGTGGATATAACCCATCCGCCGACTAAGCCAATCAGCAACATTATCCATTTCTCAGATTTTTCCACAGACCCTCCCATTCTCGGAGGAAATCATACCCCTTTCCTTCGGAACCACCTTGGCTAATAACTAAGGCGGCTAAGTTATTGCTCACTCCACAATTCCAGCTCCCTGTTAACGATGAGCTTGTTGTTGATCTTTTCGCTGGCGGTGGTGGCGCTTCCACCGGTCTGGAGCAAGCCCTGGGCCGGCACGTTGATATTGCCGTCAACCACGACCCGGAGGCCATTGCCCTACACACAATCAATCACCCTCAGACCGAACACTATGTCAGTGATGTGTTTGAGATCAATCCACACGTCGCTACTCGCGGTCGGCCAGTCGGGCTGCTGTGGGCCAGCCCAGACTGCAAGCACTTCAGCAAGGCCAAAGGCGGTAAGCCGGTATCCAAGCGAATCCGGGGACTGGCCTGGGTCGTCGTCAAATGGGCCAAGGCCGTCCGCCCCCGCGTGATTATTCTTGAGAACGTAGAGGAGTTTCAGACCTGGGGACCACTGACTGATGACGGCATGCCTTGCCCTGAGCGTAAGGGCCAGACGTTCCAGCTCTGGAAAGAGCAGTTGCGCGGCCTTGGCTACCGTCTTGAATACAAGGAGCTGCGGGCCTGCGACTATGGCGCTCCCACCATCCGGAAGCGTTTCTTTATGGTGGCGAGGTGTGATGGGCTGCCTATCGTGTGGCCGCAGCAAACTCACTTTGCCAAGCCCACCAAGGGCCAACAGGCCTGGCGCCCTGCCTCGGACATTATTGATTGGTCCATCCCGTGTCCGTCCATCTTTGAACGCAAACGCCCCCTGGCTGATGCGACATGTCGGCGCATTGCGAAGGGAGTGATGCGGTACGTGATAGAGGCAGAGGACCCATTCATCGTGCCGGGTGGCGTCAGCTTCATCACAAAGTTTCGCTCTGGCTCGGTGGGCACAGGCCTGGATGAGCCGCTGCACACCGTTACGGCCGGTGGCGAAACAAAACGGATGAGCACAGGAAACGTGATGGGAATGGTGACGGCATTCCTAGCCAAGCACTATACCGGCGTAGTGGGCAGCGACCTGCAAGCCCCTATCGGGACCGTGACAAGCGTGGATCACCACAGCCTGATTACGGCCAACCTGATTCACATGGGGCACGGCGAAGGCAAGGCAGGCGGCAAACGGTTCAGCCACGGCATCCGCGATGTTGAGCAACCACTGAATACCGTGACGGCGTCCGGCTGCCCTGCAGGTCTGGTGACAAGCCACCTGGTGAAGCTGCGCAAGAACCAATTCGGCCAGAGCCATGATGAACCCATGCCAACTCTGACGGCCGGCGGCGGGCATGTTGGAGAAGTTCGCTCATTCCTGGTGAAGTATTACGGCAATGAGCAGGATGGGGTAAGTTTGCACGAGCCTCTGCACACAATCCCCACCCGTGATCGATTCGGACTGGTGACAGTCCATGGCGTCGATTACCAGATCGTAGATATTGGCCTACGCATGCTGACGCCACGCGAGCTCTACCGCGCCCAGGGCTTTCCTGACTCGTACATCATCGACCGCAAACCTGACGGCAGCCCGCTAACAAAGACGGCGCAGGTCCGCATGTGCGGTAACAGCGTCTGCCCGCCCTTGGCGCATGCCCTGGTGCAGGCCAACTACTCCGATCAGCAGATCTCCCCTCGGGAGAAAGTCGCATGACACAAAGCGCCTACAGCAACAAACCCCTGCCCCGCCTTCGACACATCGAACCGGGGCAATTTTTTACCCTTCGCCATGACTCCGAGGTGCGCGTGCTCCTGCACAAAACTAGCACTCACGGCCATTTCAATAACGGATATGCATCCCTGTGCCATGAGCTTGAACGCTCTTGTGTGGTCTGGGGTGAGAACGGATGGGAGGCTAAACATGAGCCACGACTTTGATTGCCCGTACTGCGAAGCTCCCTTTGAAGTTTGTCACGATGACGGGCACGGTTACGAAGAAGGTGTTCTGCACCACGATCACTGCCGATCATGCGGAAAGCACTTCACTTTCACAACGTCCATCAGCTTCTACTTTGAGCCCGAAAAAGCTGATTGCTTGAATGATGGCCAGCATATCTGGGAGCCAAGACGCACCTATCCGGTTGAGGCCACTCGCATGGAGTGCCAAACATGTGGCGAAGTACGCCGTCCAACGCCTGAGGAAATGGCCGCTATTGTTGCTGCACGCCAGGAGGACAGCAGGCCATGAAAAACAAACTCGATGTTTCGCGTTTCATCGAAATCAATGAAATACCGCCTGCGTCGCAATCTCGATTCCTGGTGGGTGCTGGAGACTCACGCGCGGGCCAATTCGGCGTGGCCATCGCAACCATCGCTGTAAAAGGCGCTCGCGGCTATGGAGTCATTCTTCATCTGGATAGCGGAAAGCTGGATTGCTTTGATCCCCAACAACTTTTTCCGGACTTGTCATGAGCAACCACCCACACAACCGATTGCGCTCTATCCCGAAGTGAGAGTCGGCCACCGTTTCTGCTGCATCTTCCTGACGACATACGCCTGCCATGCCTTTGGCTCAAGCGGAGCCTTCCTTCTGTGCCTGCGACTATTACAAAACCAACACGCCGCAACGATGTTGCCAGCTATCCGGCCGCCGTCACAACGAGCCTTGAGATGCTCCGCAGTGCATTTTGTAATGGGAGATTGATCCATGTGCTGCCCGCAATAAAAGCAGCAACCATTTTGAAGTTTGAATGCCCGCGCACGAGCTTTTTGAAGTGATGTCTTAGCCATAGCGGCTCCTAATCAATGAAGAAAAGGCGCCAGCCATCAAGGCTATGTCTCATCAGTTTCCTGTCTGAGGCATGGGTCCGTGCAACGCACATTGACCAAGATCGTGAAATTAATCGCCGCTCTCCCACGGAGCATTCCCGTGGCGGTTTCGAGTATAGGCCAAAACACTACGAATGGCCAAAGCTCAAGGAGTTGAAGAATGAATTACAACCCAGTCCAGGCGATCAGCCAGCTGGCTATCAACCAAGAACGCGCAGCACAGGTATACGGCACACGCGCATTCATCCCGGTGACTTCAAAAGCCGCCCCCAATCCTAATTACCCCCAACTGAGGAAGAAGAAGCGATGACCGACAAGTATCCAAAACTCCGTCAAGACCTGGCAGCAGCTATTGCCGATGCTAAACGGCAAGGTGGAGTGAATGAGCGGGCAGAGCAAATCGCTGCGCTACTAGCCGAGCGTGACACACTTGCTGCGGCCCCTGTGAGCGCGGAGCCGGTGGCGATGCCGTTCGGGCCGATCAGCGAGGATGTGCGCGCCGCTCTGCTTTTCGCACTATGGCATCACCAGGGCGGTAGCAGCGGCGTAGGCCAGCCGATCCGGTTCATGTTGGGCATGGGCCAGCATGAGCGCATGACCCCAGATCAGTGTGACATTGCCCGCCGCGTGCAGTCCGCTTTGTCCGTGAGCCCGGAGCCGGTGGGCATCCTTGAATGCAATGCGTCGGGAGACGGCATATTCCATCCCAACGAAAGAAAGGTTTTCATGCTTCCGGTGGGCGATTATCCGCTTTACGCCGCCCCCGTTGCCGCCCAGGCTGATCTTAATCCAGTGGAGCCGACCGCACTGGATCTATCCATACGCGAACTGGAAGAATGGGGGGCAAGCTGCGACGTATATGTCACCCCCAGCATCGGGGAATCCATCATGCTGGTGTTGCAAGAATTGAAGCGGCTACGTGCGGCCCAGGCGCAGGACAAGCCGAGCGGCGATGAAATAGACGCTATAGCCCGGGCAATGCCAGGTGGCCTGAATGGGTTTCTGGAAGGCTGGGGCTGGAGACAGTTTGCCCGTGCTGTGCTGGAGCGATATGGGAATCTCGGTGCTGTGGGCCAACAAGCAGCGGGCACTCAGCCGGTGGACGACCGCATTTCTTTAGACTTTTCCATTCAGCCAGTTTCGGAGGCGCTGGCCGCCGAACAGGCGAACAAAATGCCCAACGCAGCCCACATTGCACTCGATAGCCTGGATGCTGACGCTGTGTATCTGCTCTCCCGTGTCAAACAGGGAACGATGTCCCTGGCAGAGGGGGCAATGGTAATCCGACAGCGCATCGAAGCGGCCAGAACCTCCATAGTTGCCGCCCAGCCAGACGTCACACAGCAAACGCTCGATGATGTGATGGCAGGTATCCCAGCAAGGGATGCGGAGATTGAAGCGCTGCGTAAAGAGATTGAGGCCCTGAAGGCCGCCCAGGTGCAGCCAAGCGACAAAGAATCCATATCATACCCGTTTCTTCCTGATGGCCTGATTGTAGCTACGCGACACGACAAACTGAGCGGCACAGTATACCGAGCAGAGCATCGTGACGCTGAGGATCGACTCGTCATAGGCGGCGGCTGGCGGCCGACACGACAAGCTGCAACAGCCGAAGCATGGGCTATCAAGTGCGAGATTATGACAGCGCAGCAACCTGTAAGCGGTGCTGATGGAACAATACCCCGTCACGTAGCAGCAACATTAGCCAATGCGATCTACGAAACCGCTCAGAAGATAGGTATAGCTAATGGAGACCACTCCAATTTGTCTGTAGGCCAGTGCCTGCATCTATTGGACTGCATGGCAGGCCAGTTATCCGGAAATCCCGGACAAGTGGATCAATTTCGTGACGCCGCGCAAATGATCGAACCATCCGGAAATTCCGGAGAGTTGCCAGCAAACATAACAGATGCACTGGACCTTATGGATGCGATACTGGCCCCGGAACGAGGACTGCTTTCTGTTCCGTATACATCGGCAACTGTTACAGCCGCTCGCGAAGACATGGCATTGATCCGCGCTGCACTCGCCCAGCAGGACGCAGACCGTAAGGAGTGAAAATAATGAGCTGGTACACAACGTCCGATGCTCGGCGCGATGCAGAAAAGCAGCGCGAAATCCGAGAGAAAAGCAATCTACCGACGTCATTATGCTCAACATTTTGCGCATATGAATCTGAGGGACGTTGCGCAATTACAGATGATGGGAAGTGTGACGCAGCCCGTAAGGAGCAAGCATGACCGACTTCAAATATCACCCCACACCGGAATACCGTTTCTTTCTTCATGACCCCGAGGGCGACGGAATGCGGTATTACCAGACAGCAGAAGAGCGTGACACAGACGCCGCCGACGCAATCCAGAGCTATTTGGACGATTGCTGGGCCGAAGAGGTTGTGAATGTGGTGGCCGGAGAAATCACTCACCACACCATTCCGAAAAATGTGGTGCTACGGCCAAAGCGTGAGGATTTTGAGAGCGACGAGGGGCACGAGCAGGCGCTATCCGAAGAGGGGTTCAGCGGCAATGACTGGCATTACTCCTGCAACTATGAGCTCGCACCAATCACGGACCCCGGAGAATCAACGCCATGATGGGTGACAGCACAACAAAAGCCCAGTACCGCAGCATGTTCCAGGCAGCATGTATTGAGCTGGGAACCATCAATGAAGCCTTGGGGCTTGATCCTGATGCCGGTGGCGCTGCACCAATCCTGGCCGCCATAGAACAGCTACGCGCCGAGCATGCTGCCAGTCTCGCAAAAATCGAGGCCTTCGTCGCCTGCGATGCGTCCGCAATCTCGTACCAGAGCCTGGGCCAGTACCGTACTGCCCTGCTGCGGATGCTGCAACAGGCGCCTGCCGAAAAGGAGCCTGGGGCATGAGCATTTCCCCCGAGGCCACTGAGGCCGGACGCAAAACACTCTGGGAGCTGTTCCTCAAATGGGTGGACAGCCTCCCCTTTTAATTCTTTGGTCAGGAAAAATACATGAACTACAGCTGTGAAAAACACAGTGAAGCCCAGGTACATCGAGGCCGCACCTGCGTCGCCTGCGAAATTGATGAGCTGCAGCGCCAGATCACCGGCGCTCAAATGCTCAGCACGCGCATGTGGAACTGGATGAACAACCCCGAAAACACCAAGATGCGCACCACGGACCTGGACACTGAGCAGTTCCGCCAGCGGTTCCTGCAGGAGTTTCGACAGGCCCGCTAATGCAAGATCGAATTTTGGAAGTCCTGGCCAGAACGGCCAAAGATTGGAATCTACCCGCCCCCGTGGCGGGTTTTTTATGGAAGAAACATGCAAACCAACAATCACACAACTGATCTGCGGGGTGCAGCCGACATTTTGAAGGTACACCCCAAGACCATGCTTGAGATCATCCAGTCTGGCGCCGTGCCAGCCGCAAAAGTAGGACGCGCCTACGTCATGTTGACACGCGACGTTCTCAATTACTTGGACCAACTCTTGATCAAGCAGACTGCTGACCGCATGCGTGGGATCACCAAAGTGAATCAGCCAGGTCGGACCCGCGCAGGTTCGCGTACCTCATGAGCATGCGCTGGCTCTTATGGCCAGTGATCCGCATGATCGCCGTCTCGGACAAGCGGGTTCTCTCAAACAGGCGGCTGGTAGCTTCATGGCGAAAGTCGTGGAAGTTCAAGTCCTCGATATCAGCCGCCGCAAAGACTCTCTTGAAAAGCTTTGAGAGGAAGTCACTTATTTTTGAAAGACTCGCTGCATCATGCCGCCCACCCCACCAAGGGAATAGCCGATCATGATCCCATCCCTGCTCCGATCGGAACGCTAAATATCGCTCCAATGCTGACATAGCAACTGAGGACAAAGGCACCTGACGCTTATCGCCATTCTTTGTTTTCTCTAAAAACACCGTGCGCTGACTCAGATCTACCTGCGCGAGCGTCAAGGTGTACATCTCCCTCAATCGCATCGCTGTCTCCACCGCCAGGATAAAAATGCACTCCAAAGCTGGCGCATACGGTAGATCAGTTCTTGCTCGCGGCAGTCGGCCCTCTTGAATTACTGCCAGTATCTTTTCATACTCGCCACGCTCAAGCCGACGGTCCCGCTCTGTATCAACACGTCCACCACCAGACAGCGCAGCATCCATCTTTGTGTACTGTGCGTATCCATCCGGTAACGAGCGCAGTGGATGATCAGGGAACTGGACGTAGCCCTTTCTCATTCCCCAATCGGTACAACGCGCCAACGCCCCCACACGGGCACGGATAGTGGCTGGCGCAAGCTGCTCCACCCTTTTCATTTCTGAAATCCAATTATCTACCCAGCCGGCAGTGATCCTGGCCAACGGCCAATCGCCATGCATGCGCACAATCACGCGCAGCGATGCGGCGTCCTTTGAGGATGGGTGGGCTTCACGCTGGTACTCTCTGTCCAGCGCAGCAATGGTCAGGATGCGCCCTTCTGGCTGATGCTCTGAAGGAATGATGCCCCGATCCAACAGTGCCTCTAGCCGTTGGGCATACTCATCGCCCTCTTGCTCTGAGGCGAATGTCATATAGATCGGTTTTTCCAGCAACCCGGCTTTTTTGAATACGTATTCCCAGGTGCCGTTTGTGCGAATCCGCTTACCAGCCAT